TTGAGCCGCTCGCTCATCTTGGCTGCCTTTGCCTTTGCATCGGCCTTGCTGCTTGCGCCCCATGCCTGCAGGCTAAGTAGTAGTCGAGTCGGTCGGCCCTTCTCGTCTCGTTCCGGACCAGGCATGCTGCCCATTCTGGCTAGGAACGAAGCCCTTCGCGGGTTATCCCCACTCTTGACTGGTGCCTTTAGCGTCCCGCCGGTCTGTGCCTTGTAGGATGCTCGACCTCTTGCATTGAGGCCGCCCTTTGGGTTCTGGCCTTCTTTGCGTTGCCACGCTGCTGTCCTAGGCAATTGACTCCTCCGTAATCTGCTCCGGCTCTATCGCCGTAGCTATACCTTCCACTACTGTTGCCCCGCCGAGGATCGCAGCTAGCGTCATCGCCAGGTCGCGATCTGAGCTCTTCTCTGATCGCCTGTCAATTATTTCTTGAGCCCGCAGGCCCTCTGAGAGTGTCGGGACCAGCTCGCCAGAGTCAACTGCAGAGAATGCGTAATCCCTGACCAGCTCTGCCAGGTCCGTGCCTTTTGTGGGCTTCAGCGTCTTGCGGCGCTTCTCCATCACCTTTACTGCTTCGGACTTTGCCTGCTCGAACTCTGTCGTGAGGTGCTCCCTACGATGCTTACCGAGTGTGACTCGGCTGATGTAATGCCCTTCCGTTTCCAGCCATTTGCTGACTTTCGTGTCGGGCATTCCCTCGCGCATCCTTTTGCTAATCAAGTCGACCAGCGGGCTGCGGCACACATGGCAGCCGGTTAGCACCGGCGCCAGGTTTATGTTACTCACGCGCTCCGATGCCGAATGAAGCGTCTTCCGGGTTTAGCCATCGAATGATGACAGGAACTACCGCTGCGATTCCGGATGCCAGGATCGCCTTCCATCCGTCCGCGCCAAGGTCGAACGCACCGCCCCCAAGAGCGATGAACTGCGCCAAGCAAGCAGCCAGAAACGACCGCCCCCAGGACGCAAGCACTGATTTAGATTGCTTACTCATGGTACCCCCTACTTCTTAACTATGATGCAGCGCTTATGCGGAGCATCTCCTTTGCTCGAGGCTATCGCCCTGAGCTCCTTCTCCGTCACCACAACGGCGAACTTCTCTTTGCCCTTGCCGCTGAACGTCGGGTCTGCAAACTGAAATCCAATTCCTTCAGACCACGCAGCTGCAGCCATGTGCCCGTACGTCGCACCGGCATGGCGCCCCACGTACCTCTTGTGCCACGAGCTGATCGCTTGTGGCGGGTAGTTGACCGCAGCCTGGACATTGATAATAAGCGCGGCGCCCCTCTTCACGCTTTCTACGCAGTCGCTCCAGTCCCTTGCGAATCGCGAGCTGGCGCCAAGTTCCTTGCAGGTTTTGACTAGATCCCATAGGCTCGATCCATTGTCGCTGACCCCCTGTACGTCCTTGTGGCCGGTGGCCTTCTCTTTCGCCTTTATTCCATCCGCAGCGCTGATCTCCTTGCCTGTCACCCACGATACAGCACAAGCGGCACTTGATGGTCCGCAGTCATCGAGCACGCCACCCTTCTCGACGTGGTCGAGCTGGGATCGGATCTTTAGCTTAGCAGCCACAATCTTGCTCAAGCTCTACGTCGTTCACTCCGGGGCCTCCGGCCATTCGATATTGAACGGGTCCGCCTGGTGCGTTATGTCGCGAAGATCTTGACGGTAGTTTGCGTATGCAAGCTGAAGTTCTTCGGAGATTGGCCTGTCGGGTAGCTGTGTTTGGTCTGTAAGCTGAAGAAGACCGTCTCGGATCGACCTAACCTTTGCCCACTCAGTATCAACGATTTCTGAAACCTGCTCCTCTGTCAGATCTGCCTTTTTCCAGGATTGCTTCCATACACCGAAATCACACACAGGATCTGACTCCTCATAAACGTCTAGGCCAGATGATGGATTTTCTGTAAGCGTAACGTGAAAAACACCTAGGTCTATCTGTGTGTTTAGCGGAAGGGGGAGGGACGCAGATAGATTTGGATAATCGGATATCAAATCAAAATAGGTATATGGATACTTTTCTATTTTCCCTTCTGAAACCTTTACAAAGATGCTCATGATACCTCTAATATCATTCTAGATATAACTGGGAAATCTGTATTGCTTCCGACTGCGGAATAAACGTATTGTCTAAATTTTTGTCCAGGATATGCCACTTGGTATGCAAATGTACAGGCTGTACCATTTGTTTGGAAAACACCATCAAAAGTACCAAGTGTTGCTGGCTCCCTGGTGGTAGAGGTGGTGCTGGACCGATAAGGTGACTCATACAGGGTTACCCCGTGTACATTATTGTCGACCTGCCCAAGGACAACAATTAGAAGTCCAAGTTGATTTGGCTGGATGACGTGCTCCATCATCATTTTCCACTGTCTATATCCTTGAGCATTGTATACGTAACTGGGAAATCCAAGTTCCGCAACAGAAAAACTTGATGTATTCCTTGTGTCGGAAACGGATGAATGCGAAATAATTTTTAGCGACTTATTCGTGGAGTTGCCATTAATATCCCTAAGCCCAAATGAAAAGATGTTGTTGTTATCTCCGCTTGCGCCTGTAAAATAGCTTTGGGTTAAAATTCCACCGGTAAGATTGTTTTGCCATGCAAATACGCCAACGCCGTCATCACTTCCGCCACTTGGGTCTTGCGCCGACGTTAATATATATCTTCCCTCTGGAACATTTGGACTAATCTCACCCTGAAAGAACGGATTGCTCGGATAACCTACGCCGCCCGGGTTTGTTGAATTACCAGCATCAAATCCTGCAGTATAGCAGAAAACAATATCTCCTGTCTTCGTTCCAGCTGGAACCGTGAGGCTGTCTCCAGAACTGTACGCAACACCGAGATAGGTTAGCCTTCCAATAAATGGTACTGCCGGAGCTATCCTAGTAGCCGGATACATATGACCCCTTGAACGTCGTGCCTCCGTTAGATGTGTATATGATTACGGAGCCTCCAGAGTTTGCTGGGGGCGGGTATGTGCCTGGCCAGGAGATCTTGCTGTCCCATGTAATCGGGTTTGAAGTCACGGGATAGTCTATAAGCGCAGAGTACGCGTTTGCAGTTCCATATCCTGTAACAGAGGCTGTCGGTGAGTTTATCAAGGCGACAGATGCTCCAGCGGTTGACCCGAACACTGCGGTGAAGGACACGGCTTCGTCGGCGGCTACCGTCCATGCGCCCGGATCTTCTGTTCCTGCTGTGGCAACTGCCTTTGTAGCAAGCATCACCTGGAATCCTCCGGCAACAACTGCGTATGATGCATTGACATATCCGGATGGCGCAGCAGTCGCAGTAGTTGCCTGGTCGTCAAGGAATCCTATTGCAACTACTGTTGTAGCGTTTTGTAGCGTGTCTACGGCAGGTGGGTTTGGGGCAGATGAGCTTGAGTGGTATCCGGCTAGTGCTATAATTCCAGAGCTAGACCTAATCGTTACCGCGTTAGCACACGAGGCTGTACCAAGGCCAGCAAAAGATGCAGACGTATCGACGCTAACACCGATCTTCTTTGTGAACAGGGCGTACCCAGCAGTTCCTGGGTATCCGTACGCAAGTCTTGTCCAGCCTGAGCTAGAGCATGTTATGTCGGTTCCTGCGTCGCTACCGACGGCGATCAGGACGTGGTCATTTGTCGTGGTTCCAGTTGGAAGGGTTATTGTCCCAGTTGCTGAGCTAGTAAAGCTTGCGGTTGACGTTGCGACAACAACAGGAGACGACGCAGTTGTGGTGTTTGAAAGAATAAAATGATTTCCAAGTGAGAGATCTATGTTGTACACGCTTGCAGTATTTGCCGTAACTGTAATTGGCACTGAAGCAATCGCCCCGCCGAAGAATACGTCGGCGGAGTCACTGATAACAACTCCGCTGTTCTGTATGGAAGTTCCTGTTGCCCCATCCCACCTAACAATCTCATTATCTCCGACGGTTCCAGATGCAGATATTCCAGATGCAATTGTTGCAAACTCCACACCGCCGGTACCATTTGCCCGAAGCAGCTGACCTGATGTTGCTGCCCCTGAGCTAATTTTTGCAGTTCCAACTGCTGATGCTATAATTTTTGAGGAGGTTACTGCATCGTCTGCAAGCTTTGCAGATGTTACTGCGGCATCGAGTATCTTTGTCCCTACGACAGAGTTATCAGCTAGCTTGGTAGAGTCGATGGCTGCTGCGTTTATTTTAGACGATACGACTGCATTATCCGCAATCTTTGTTGAATCTACTGCCGAAGCGTCTATTTTTGAAGTAACGATTGCGTTGTCTGCAATTCCAACTGAGCTAAGAGCTTGCGCAATCCAACCTGACGAAGCGCTGTTGTAAACAAGTGGAAGAGACGTGCTGACACCGCCGACAAACACATCATGGAGTTCGTCCAGCTCGTAGCCGTTCTGCACCTTGACGAGGATGGATCCGTTCATTGACTGCACCCGAACCACCACACCAAGGTAGACCGCGTGGCTTGGCTCTGCTGGCGGGCTGACGAAGACCAACGATCCAGGGGTGTTTCCTAGCCAGACGGATGCGCCAGCGGTGGTTGCAGAGGTAT